TGGACGGAGAAGATGCTTTGTTAGGTGATAGGTTTAACTGTGGTCTTGGTTTTGATGTTTTCACAGAATACCAAATTAATTGTAAACAAATTGTCAACCAATCGATTGATGATTGTAAACAAAAGTGGGAGGAGGAGTATAATAAAAGATTTAGATGTATAAATAGCGATTGTGATAATAACGGAACAAGACCTTGCTATAATGGCGAAGACTGGGAGCCAGAACAGTGTCAGTTTTGTTTTGAATTCTCATTTCCAATTAAACAATTCATAAGATTATAAAATATATGAGGAAGAATTTTTATACTTATTAAAGGGTTGCGAAAAAGTATGTGGAATTGTGGAAGTTAGTTATAGATTATATTTAAAATATTATTCAACTAGTGATGTCGGAAACTTTGAGAAATTATTAACCGATATAATTGTAAAGGCTGGTATGATAGACGATGATAGATTTATTAAAAAGATGGTATTAGAGAAATTTAAAAGTGATAACGATTATATAGAAATAGAAATTAAAAAATACTAAGAAAATAATAACATATAAAAGATAGTTTAGAATATTATAATAACGTAATAGATAGACTAAACTTAATACTAAAAAAATAAACCTTGCTTGTTTTATTAAAAAAATGTATAATAATATTAAATATGAATATGAATGAATTAAAATCTAGAGCGTATGATTTGATATCGACAATTTAAGCGTGTCAAAGAGAATTACAAGTTATTAATCAGGAAATTTTTAAACTACAAAATAAACCAAAAAAGACATCGTCCGAAGATGACAATATAAATTTGTAAATATTAAATTTATTAAATAAGTTATTATAATATGGCTCAAGGAAAAACAATTAAAAATATTTATTCATCTAAAGGATTAAAAGCACCTAAAGGAAAAGGAGAACATACTGTTAAATTTCATAAAATAGCATCTGCAATTCTTAAATCAGAAAGTAAAGATGGAATAACTAATAAAGAAAAAAAAATAGCTTATGCTACTGCTATGAAAAAGCTAGGAAGAAATAAAGCAGTTAATAAATCACATAGAAAATAATATGCCATTAAAAAAATGTTCGAATAATAAAGTAATTAGTTCTAATATTAAAACAGAAATAAAATACGGTAAAAGTAAAGAACAAGCCATAGCAATAGCAATGAGTAATACAGGAAATAAAAGATTTATTGTAAGAAAATATATAATTGCAACATCAGCGATGAATGCTATTAGAAAAGATAAATCATCTCCAGTATACGATGTATGGGTAGATGAAACTTTTGAAAAAAATAATATAGGATTTAAGTAAATATATATATATAAATAATGGAGAAATAATACTATGGCGGGAAAAATACCAGGACCAGAACCAATGCTAGAAGATAAAGAACTGCTTAGACAGATTAAGGAGTCTATTCTTTCTGGAAATGATTTAAAAACAACAGCTAACATTTGCGGAATGCCAGAAAGCACTTTATATACATATCATAGCGATAATTATCTAAACATAGCAGATAAAATTGAGGGGTGGAAAAGAGATAGAAAGCTATTATTAGCCGATAATAACATTGAAGGTATACTTTGTTTAGGTATCAGTGATAAGGACTCTTTAAAAGTAGTGGCTGATATGTCTAAGTTTGTTAAAGAAACACTAGATAAAAAGAATTATAGTAAATCAATTAATACTGATTTAACTAGCGGCGGTAAACCGATTTCAATTAATATAGATAAAGATATAGCTGAAAAAAATGTTATTAACTCCGAGTCAAAAGATAATAGCTAGAGATACACATAGATTTAGGGTAGCTAACTGTGGAAGACGATTTGGTAAAACTATTCTAGCCTCAGAGGAGATTAAAGGTAAGGCTATTGCTAGTGAATGCCGGATTGCTTATATAGCGCCAACATACGGTCAAGCAAGAGATATTATATGGCAGACGCTTATTAAGGAATTAAAACCAGTAGCTAATAAGATAAATGAAAGCAGATTAGAAATAGAAGTAAATAATTTAGTCGGAACTACAAGTTTAATCCAATTAAGAGGCTGGGAAAGTATTGAAACATTAAGAGGTCAGAAGTTTCATTTTGTCGTTATTGATGAAGTTGCTATGATGAGGAACTTTTGGATTTACTGGCAAGAAGTTATTATCCCAACATTAACAGATACCAAGGGAGAAGTTCTTTTTATATCAACACCCAAAGGATTTAATCATTTTTACGAACTATATAATCTAGAAAACGAGAGCGATGATTGGAAGTCATTTCACTTTACTACATACGACAATACACACATTGACGATGAAGAGATTAATAAGTTGAAATCACAAATGACAGAAGATAGGTTTGCCCAAGAATATCTAGCAGAGTTTAAAAGAACAGAAGGACTTGTCTATAAAGAGTTTGACAGAGATAGACATATTTATAAAGAACTACCTGATTTCCATTGGGTAGAAAAGATAGCTGGAGTTGACTTCGGATTTACAAATCCAACAGCTATCTATAAGATTTTAAAAGACAGAGATAATAGATATTGGATTGATACAGAATGGTATAAGACAGGACAAACTAATGACCAAATAGCTGAAACCATATTATCATTAGAGGTTAATAAAGTTTATCCTGACCCAGAAGCACCAGATAAGATACAAGAACTAAAGAATAAAGGAATTAATTGCTTAGAAGTAAATAAGGGTAAGGACTCAATTAAAAATGGAATATCAAAAGTAAGAGAGTTATTAAAACAAAACAGGTTATTTATAAGCGCTCAATGTAAGAACTTAATATGGGAGCTTGAAACATATTCTTATCCTGATAAAAGACCAGATAACCCAGAGCCAGAAGTTCCTATTAAATACAACGACCACGGACTTGATGCTATAAGATATGCTTTAGTATCTAACTGCGTTGAGCCAGTAATAAACGACAATTATCTGATGGAACAAATATATAATAATCACCAGATAATAAATAAAAAATTTGAATAATATGGAAGCACAAAATATATTCTCCCAAATAAGACAAGAGAAGAAAGACTTCATTGACAATGACATCTCTATTGTTGAAGGTTATTCTTTTAATCAATACGAAACTATCAAGAAAATCCACTTGTATTACAACTCTCGTTTTGTTAGTGGTGAGTTAGACGAGAACGGTAGAAAGAAAATCTTTTTTAATATTGTAAAATCACCTTGTAAAGTTTCTACTCGTTTCTTAAACTTTGATACAAAAGATGTTAGACTTATATCAACAACACCAAATAATGAAATCGGGACAATGTTACTTGAACACGAATTAAAGAATTGGTTAAAGAAAAACAAGTTTGCTAACTTAATGAACGAGATAGCTGAAAAACTACCTATATTCGGTTCAGTAGTAGTAAAAAAAACAAAGAAAGGTGCTGAAATTGTTGACCTTCGTAAATTAATCCTAGACCCGACTGTAAAATCAATTCAAGAATCAAGATTTATTATTTTAGAACATAACTTAACACCAACCCAGTTAAGAGAAAAGGTAAAAGACGGATGGGAAAATGTTGAAGAAGCTATTACTAAGTTCTATGAGAATAAAGCTCCTGACTCTTATATGGATTCAGAAACACTTAATCAAGTAATTTCAACACCACTTATTAAAGTTTACGAAAGATTTGGTGAAGTGCCAGAAAGCTGGTTAAAAGAAAATGGAAGTGAAAAGAAAATGGTGCGGTCAGTTGAAATAGTTTGCGGCGTAGATACTTTTGGCAAAGACGATAAAGGAAATGTAGTCAAAGAAGAAGGTTTAAAACTTTTCAAGTCTAAATGGTTTGGAGCTTATCCTTTTAAAGACGCTCACTATGATAAAACAGATGGTCGCTGGTTAGGTATTGGTAATGTAGAAGATTTATTTCCTATTCAAGAACGTATCAACGAATTGACAAACGAAAAGAGAGAGTCAATGACTATTAGTTCTAAACATATATTTCAGACCCAAGACAGAACTATTGTTAAGAATATATTAAAAGATTTAAGCAATGGTGCTGTATTGATGGCTGGAGCTAACGGTGGAATTACTCCCCTAGCAAATGAAGAAAGAAATATGGGAGCTTTCAGTAATGAAGAAGCTCGTTATGCCTCCCAAGCCAAAGAGCTAACATTTGCTTATGACGCAGTAAGGGGAGAAGCACTACCAACATCTACACCGGCCACCAACGCAGTTATTCAAGATAGAAATTCAAGCTCAGTGTTTAAGTTTAAAAGAGAAAACCTTGGTAATATGTTCCGTGACTTCTTTAATGACGGAGTTGTTCAACAATGTGTAAAAGATTTAACCCCTGAACATATAATGATTTTTACCGGCGGACCAGACAAGATTAAAAAACTAGATGAAAGAATTGTTAATAGTTTATCTTGGAGAATGGCAAAGGAAGATATTTTAAGCGGTGTTATAACTGACCAAGAATTAATTAAACAGAAACTATTAGAAGATTTACGAAAGAAAGGAGCTAACAGATATATATTAATTAAAGATGGATTCTATAAAGACTTAGAGATAGAGTTTGATATTAATATTCAGAACGAACAAGAAGACGCTTCTGTTATGAGCCAAAATCTTTTTACTGTGTTACAGACACTTATGGCAAATCCAGGAGCTATTCAAGACCCAGTTGTTAGAGAACTATTCTACGCATACGCCGAGAAGATTGGTATTAATCCTATGAAGTTAGAAATGGCACAACAAGAAAGAAATGATATGATGGTAGAGCAGCAAGCAGGACAAGCAATGCAAGGTCAAGCACCACAGGCTGGCAACGAAGTTCCAGCAAAGACATCACTAGAAGCTAGATTACAATAATATGGTATTAAACGAACAACAATTAGAGCAAGTTAAAAAAATATATTCAGACCCAGATTGGTTGTTAGTGAAAGCTATGTTTGAAAGCTATTTAGAGCCATTACTTGATATAAGAAACCTAGATGGCAAAGATACGACTGTTTCTATAAAAGGAGAAGCTAAGGCAAAGATACATCTTTATAATCTAGTTAAAAGATTTTTTGAAGATGCTGATGTTATGGTAGGTAGAATTGATGAACAGAAAAAGAAACATTCTTACGAATAATTATTGGTTATAGAGCTACCATTAAAAAGCTCAATAATGAACTATCATAAATAGTATGGAAGAAGAAAAAATTGAGAACGCCGACTCTTTAAACGACGGGGAAATCACTCCTGAAAGTGAAGTGGAAGTGAACGAAGATAACACTCCCACCCTTGAAGACTTTTTAGCCTTAAAAGAGGAAAAACAAAAATTAGAGGAAACAAACAAGAAATTGTATGCTCGTCTAAAATCTCCACAGAATTTAACAAAAAAACCTTCAAATCAAATGGACGAAGACATTAGTCAAAAGTTTGAAAAACTAGAGCTTAAAACCGAAGGCTATAACGATGATGAGATTGATTTCTTATCTCAATATGGCGGAAAGAAAGCCCTAGAAAACCCGATTATTAAAACTGCCTTGGATACACTTAGAGAGAAAGCAAAAGCTGAAAAAGCTGTTGTTGATACTAGTGAAAATACAAGCACGATTGAGAAGAAATATACTGAAGCTCAATTAAAGTCTATGAGTCCAACTGAATTGGAGGAATTAATACGGTCCTCTAAATAATAAGTTAGAGGACATAAAAAAAATATGTATTCAATTACGACAAGTTTAACAAACTTAATGCAGATTTTCTACGATAAGAACTTCTTAGATAGAGCAGAAGCCCAATTACGATATGACTTCGGCGCTCAAAAAAGAACTGTTCCAATGAATTCTGGAAAAACTGTATATTTCAACCGTTTCTCAACTTTAGCAGCCGCTACGACTCCTTTGACAGAAGCAACTAACCCTAGTGCTGTTGATATGTCAACTACTATTGTATCCGCTACTGTTGCTGAATATGGTTCTTACACTGTTATTGGTTCTTTATTTGAAATGACTTCTATTGACGAAGGTCTTAAAGAACACGCACAAGTATTAGGTTACAACGCTGGTTATACTGTTGACCTTTTAATCGCCGCTGAATTGTCTGCTAACGCAACCGAACAATTAGCTGGTGCTAAAACCAACATTACTGCCGTTGCCGCTACTGATACTTTAAGCTCAACAGAAATTAAAAAAGCTGTTAGAACTTTAAAGAAAAACTTTGCCCGACCTTTCGCAAATGGTAATTTCAAAGGTATTGTTCCAGTATCAGCTGTGTATGATTTGCGTGGTGATAGCACTTGGTTATCAGCTCAAATCTATACAGACGCTACTAAAGTAAAAGATGGTACTATTGGTTCATTACACGGAGTAGATTTGATTGAAACTAACAATGAAGTTACTACTAGCTCAACTGTTACTGTATATCACACATTTATTTTCGGTATGAACGCTTATGGTATGATTAACTTACAGGGTCAACCTGATAAGCATATCTATGTTAAGAAATCCGGTGCTAACTCTACTAACGACCCATTAAATATGTTCTCAACTATTGGTTGGAAACTTACTATGGTTGCTAAAGTATTGAACGCAAATTGGATTATTTGTATAAAGAGCGGTGTTTCGGCTTAGTTTTTACAACAATTTATTAATTTAATATTGCTTTACTTGGGCGGGTTTCAAACTCCCCAACCCAAGTAGAGTTTGAACGCAATATGACTATAAAAGAATTTGAATTAAAGCTAAAAGAGCTTGACCAGAACTTTAACATTAGAAAATGTAATGTGCCTGATATAGAGTCCATCTATTATCTTGATACATTTATTGGCAGAACTATACCGGCCAATAACATCTACGAAGAAGTTAGAGAAGAATACAAAGACGACACCGGCAGAGTTCACAGAACAGTTGGAGAAGCCTTAGAACTAGCCAAGCACTGGCTAACAATGAAAGACGAGGAATTAGCATTAGATAAAGAATTTAAAGAATTACAATTACAAAAATATGCCCCAACAGAAGAACAAATTAAAAGTAGTTTATCAAAATAGACCGAAAAATTCTTGGTTGGGTGGCGATTACATCCAGTTAGAGAAAACAGTTGAAGCCATTAAAGAGTTTGATATAGAAACAGAAATAAACGAACAGCCAATTTATTTACCGGCAGAGAATTATAAAAAGTTTGACTTAGTTCATCTTTGGAACTTTTCAATGAAATGGACTAAAGTTCAAATGGGAGTAGCAAGGATGTGGGCTAAGCCAATCGTATGCTCAATGATTTACCACGAAAGCGATATGTTTGTTCCATACAATATACAACAAATAATGTTAGACTCAACTGACGCTTGTATTTTTTTAACACCAAGCGAAGTTGATAGAGTTAAAAGACATTTAAAGATAGACGATAAAAAGATACACATTATCCCAAACGGCGTTGATAAGTTCTGGTTTAATAAAGTTCCCAGGTCAAAGGATTATGTGCTTACAGTGGGGCGTGTAGAGCCTCATAAGGGACAATTAGAAGTTGCCAAAGCTTGTAAACAATTAAAACTAAAGTATGTGATGGTTGGAGAAGACACTGACAAAGAATATTTGCAGAAATGTATTGAAGCCGGCGCTGAATGGGTTGGTAAAAAGACAGGATACGAACTTTTAAAACTATATGCTGGTTGTTCAGTGTTTATTCTTGCTTCTCGTGCCGAAGTTATGCCTTTAGTTGTTATGGAGGCTGGTTGCCAAGCTAAAAATATAGTAGTAGCCGAACACTGTGAGTGGAAAGACATACCAAATGCTGAGTGGTGTAAATATGGTGTTGTGTCAAGTATTAAGAAAGCTATATTAAAATCACTTGCCAAAGACGATAACATAGAGCTTAGAGATAAATTAAAGAAAATGACTTGGGATAAAGTCGCAAAACAAATAAAGAAAGTATATGAAAGTGTTATTATGGACAAGACCAAATGACGTAATAACTGGAGGCGACCTATTACAAGCAAAAAATACGAAAGAATATCTTGAAATGCTTGGTGTTGAAGTTGATATAACTGACGCATACGGATTAGAGCCTTGGAAATTAGATAATTATGATATAATTCACTTGTTTGTCTTGAATGTTGTAAATAATTTTGATAAAATTAAGAATATGCCAGGTAAGAATATAATATTCAGCCCAATATATAGAGATGAAAACTATGGGGAATAAAGAACAACACGAAATAAGTTTTTGGAAAAACTTTATCAACAACAAAGACTTCAAGTTATTTAGAAGCAACGAAGATAATTGGAAAATAGACGAGTTCCTAGATTTAAGAGATAGAAAAGGAAAAGGGATTGATGTTGGTTGCGGTCCGCTTTCAGTATTTGAAGATACAAATAACAATATTGTAGCAATAGACCCGTTAATGGATGAATATAAGAACATTTACAAGGAGTCAACAAGAATAAATCACCTTAAAATAAGCGGGGAAGAATTACCGTTTAAAGATAAAGAGTTTGACTATTCTTATTGCTGTAATGTTATTGACCACACACCAAACCCAGATAAAATGGCGAAAGAATTAGCCAGAGTATCTAAAATTATTTATTTACAGGTTAATTTTGATAAAGATTTAAGCCCGTGCCATTATTCGTTATGGAACGAAGAAATGGTTAATAAAATGTTTCCTTATAAGCAAGTATTTAAAAAAATAACAGACGGACAAAACCAAAAATTGTTCTGGGCAATTTATGAAGTTTAATATAATAATGCCAACCTATAATAGACCGAAGTATATTAGGGAAGCTGTTGACTCAATTCTTAGTCAGTATGTTGACCTTGAACTTATAATTAGAGATGGTGGAGAGTCTATTAAACATTTATTACCAGAAGATGATAGAATAAAGTATTTTAATGAAAAAGATGGTGGAATAACAGACGCTATGAATAAAGGTTTAAAGATAGCGACAGGAGATATAATTAGTTGGGCTAACGATGATGATATGTTAGTTCCCGGTATTTTAAAAAGAGTAGAAGAAGAAATAAAAGACTATGAATGGTTATATGGTAAGATAAGTTTAACAAGTGGTGGAGAGTTGGGAGAGCCTTGGAACTTTGAAAGGATGATGAAAGTTAACATAGTTCCGCAACCTTCGGTTTATTGGACTAGAAAAGCATTTGAGTCCGCTGGATTAATGGATGAAGAAAATGACCTAGCGTCTGATTACGCTTATTGGATAGAACTTGGCAAAAGATACACACCGAAGTTTTTAAACGAGATAATGGCGACATACAGAGTCCACGAAGACCAAATAACAAGTAAAACTCCAACCGAGCAATTGTCTCAGGCTGATAGAGTAAGAAATAAACTAAAATAATATGAAGTGTTTGATTGGTAGAAATGGTTTCATCGGAAGCCAGATAGCAAAAAGAATAGGAGAGTTTGAAACTATACCAAACAATAAGTCAGAAATAATTTATTTCTTTGGTTCTCCATCATCAGTAATCCTGTTTAATAAGAACTTGGATTATTGTATGAGAGAAACTATCAACTCGTTCCTAGAAGTATGCTCATTAGCTAAAAGAAATAACGCTTATCTAGTCTATCCGTCATCGGCTACTGTTAATAATAAGAATAATAGCTACGCTCGTTGTAAATCAGCATTAGAAGAAATAGCACAAGGTTATAATATTAAAAGTTTAGGTTTAAGAATATCAGCTAGTTATGGTCCAGGAGAAGGACATAAAGGAGAATACGCTTCAATTATATATCAGTGGTGTAAGCAAATGAATAACGGAGAACGACCAGTAATCTGGGGAGATGGAACGCAGACAAGAGATTTTATCTATATTGACGATGTTATTGATAATATAATGGAATTGGCGAGCAATAAGGCAGAAGGTATTTATGAAATAGGCACAGGGATTAATACTTCGTTTAATGAGATTATCGCAACCATTAACAAAGTGTTGGAAACTGATATAAAACCAATTTACATTGATAAACCAGACTCATACATACAGGAAACTCCGGTTAAATCCGTTCCTTGTAAAGTAAGTCTTGAAGAAGGTATTAAAAAAATAATAGAAAGTTTATGAAAATAGCAGTTATAATGACAGATTGGTCGTCAAATGAGTATCGTACCAAACATAATTTATATGGTGGCGTTGGTTATTACAGAATAGTAAAACCATACCAAGAACTTGCTAAGAGATATAAAGACATCTCGGTTGATATTTATAATAAAGAATTAAGCGAACAATCTAAAGGAAAGAAACCAGAAGTCTTTTGGAACGAATTTGTTAGTAAATACGACATTATAATCACAAAGGCTATTGATAACGGACAAGCGGCGGCGATGTTAAAGTTTTTCTGCGAAAGACTAGGAAAGAAATTGATTATGGATTTAGACGATAACTATTTTGAAGTAATGCCAGACCAGCCAGCTTATCAGTATTATTATCCTGGAAGTGAAAAGAGATGTTTATTTTCAGCTTATCTATCAATGGTTGACGCCGTTATTACATCAACAGTTCCGCTAACTAGATATTACAGCGAACATTTTAAAAAAGTTTTCAATATTAACACACCAGTTTATACTTTTCCAAACTACAACGATATAAATGACTGGACTTTTAAAAGTAGTAAGAATAAAGACAAGATAGTTATTGGTTGGGCTGGGTCAACTACACACGACAACGATTTAGAATTAGTAATGCCAGCAATTAACAGATTAATGAACGAATACCCAAATGTTTATCTTGAATTAATGGGCGGACTTACTAACGAAACAGCTCCAAAGGTTTTAAAATATTTTGTAAATAATGATAATCACAAAAGGGTAAATATAAAAGGCGGAACAAGTGCTTGGGAAGGATATCCTAAAAAGATGTCAGAGCAGAAATGGGATATTGGTATCGCTCCACTTCTTAACACTGAGTTTAACAGGGGTAAAAGCCATATCAAATGGATGGAATACGCAATGTTTAAAATTCCTTGTGTGGCGTCAAAGACTTACCCATATTCAGAAAACATAAAAGAAGACACTGGGTTGTTAGCTATTGATTGTTTAGATTTTTATAAGAAATTGAAACAATTAATTGATAATAAAGATTTAAGAAAAAAAATAGGTGAAAATGCTTATAACTATGTTAAAGATAATCTTCAATGGAGTGATAACATAGATGAGCTTTATAAAATAATTAATAAAGTTTATGAATTATAACGATACAACAAACGGAAACGGAATAATCCAGAGTTGCGAAGACTTATGTGATTTAGGTTTTGGCTATATATCTGGTAGCACCAATAATTTAAAAACATTTGTTCTAAAAGCAAAAAAAGTAATGTCAGAATTGTGGTTTAATATTTATAATTCAACAGGTTCTTGGCAATACGACGACAGTAACAACACTGACTTACCGCAAGCGACTACTGATTTAGTTAGTGGAACTAATCGTTACGCTTTGCCGAGTGACGCTTTAACCGTTAATAGAATTGAAATAAAAGACCAAAACGGAAGATGGGTTAAGCTAAAAGTATTTGATAAAAATAAAAATGAGTCAGCAATTGGGGATTTAGAAACCGAGTCAGGAACTCCAACACATTACTTTTTAATCAATGGAACTATTGAACTATTACCAGTTATTAACTATTCATCAACTGGTGGCATTAAAGTTTTCTTTGAACGGGCTGGTATTGACTTCACTTATGACGACACAATTCAAAATCCGGGATTCTCAAGTCCTTTCCATTACCTTGTTCCACTTGGTATGTCTATTGAGTGGTTAAAAACAAAACAACCTAACTCACCTAGCTTACAAGAATACAAAATTGATTACGAAAAAGGCAAACAATCACTATCAGATTTCTACTCAGAGAGATTCAGAGATGAAGGGACTCCAATATTAAGTTGTAAAACACAAAACTTTGAATAATTAATAATATGAACGAAGAAAAGCTAAAAAAACTAAAAATATTAGAGGCTGAGCCCAACTTAGCTTTCTTTGACGAACTATCAGAACTTAACGAAAAACTAGAGGCTCTACAAGGCGTTCTAAGCGATATTAATATTAAAGAAGTAAAAACATACGAAGAAGAATTAAACACGCTACACGAGTCAATTTTTAGCCTTACACAAAGCGTTAACAGTAAGGATATGGTTGTGAACATACCACTTGATGAAATGTCAACTCAATTAATAAAAGTTGAGTCAGCCATTAAGGCAATCGGGGTGTTTAAAGAAACTTTAATACCAGAGTTTCCAACAGAGATGGCTTTAAATGATGAACAGATTAATTCAATACTAGCTTCAATAGAAGGTATCCCAGAATTTCCTATCAAAGAGTTAGAAAAGATGATTAATTCTTTGGGAGATAAACTAAAACAACCAGAATTAGAAACAGAAGAATTTGATTATGACAGAATAGAAAGAAAGTTTAACGAGCTTGTAAGAGCAGTCAAAAATATGTCAATAACAGTTTCTGGTGGTAATGGACTTACTGGAGAAGTTTATAATAAAGGAGTTGATGTTTTAAAAAATGAATTGGTTGATTTTAAAGTAAAAGTAAAAGAAGTTTATAATCGTGAAATACCGACTTTGGATGACGAGGTTGCTAAAGAATTTGTAATAGATGGAGAATACTTTATATAAAAACACCTCCCATTTCTGGGAGGCATTAAAAAGTAATGACGTGTTTTACTTTTTATACTTA